ATGCAGAGGGGGTGTCCAATTTGCGAGACCCCTCCCCCCTACCTTGAAACCTCCCATCACGCAACGATATCTTCGGTCCATCCGTCAGGTGCAGCGACCTTGCGATAGATGCCACTGACGTTCTCAGTTACAACAACTTCAATCGCTTGTTCGATAGCACTTGACTGATCAGCATCAGACAAGTCATTCGAGGAGAAGGTGATGCGTGCCAGGTACTGCGGTGTGTAGTAGCCTTGTCGTTCATCGAACGCAGACCATTCATCGTACTGTGTGAACGGATCGTAAGGATTGTCAGTCGTTGTAAGCATGTGCACAGTCACCACTCTCTCCTTTCTACAGAGCTTCCTTGAGTGTGGTGAGAGACACGCCAAGCTGATCAGCAATCTCAGCCTGAGTGTAACCAAGGCTATTCATAGTCTTGGCTCTAGCAATCTTCGATGATGTCATCTTGATCTTAGTACGTGGTGTAGCCAGCTCCTTAACCACATCGAGATCAGCATTGATCAAGATCTGCTTGAGAGTGTTAGTGCTGATAGCACCAGCCTGAATAGCAGCCCACTCTTGAGGCGTGATCTCGATACGCTGCTTGCCTGCACCTGTTCTTGCACGAGCTTCAGCCAATGCTTGACTTTGGATCTTCTTGAGATCAGCACTATCCATGTCTGGATTCGCCTGCTTCTTGGCGTCTACCTTGGCGTTTGCTAGAAGCTGGGCCTGTCTTTCGAGGGGCCTGTTTTGCTGGGCCTTGTTTAGTTTGATACGGAGGGATGAAACCTCGTTTTGGTAGGCCTGCTTTGCAGATGGGCTGTATGGAGTAGGCTTGACATTGATTGCTATCAGTCGTGCCTTATTGGCCAGATCCTTCAATGTGTTAGAGTGATCGGCATACACCTTCTCAATGGTGGTACCAGAAGACAAGGTGTGCGCATCGTTGGTCTCAGCTAGTTTCCTAGACTCCACTGTACGTAGTACAGTAAGACCCTTCTTATTCTTGAACGTGGCGCCAGTAGGAACGAATACCTTGGCACCAGTAGTCCTATCTACAGGGCCGCCTTCTGCAGCAGGGCGGGGCTTTCTTTCAGCCACACGCACAGAAGCACCGGCACGAGAGATCAGCGTAGAAGCACCGGCACGGGAACCGCCTTGATACTTCGTCTTGAGTTGAGGAATTCCGTTATCGATTTCGGACTGCTTCCAATTCAACTTGTGCTTCTCTGCATCGATGACTACCATCGAATGCCGAACTGCACGAGCTAGTTCTTGATGAGTCGCACCATGAATCGTCATATCCGTGATGAGATTGGAAACCTTCCCCATCTCGATTTGCTTGGTTCGAGCCGACATTACTTTCATACCCTCGTACGATGGGTACGCCCGTTGCGGATCGAAGCCTTTCAGACCGTCCAACGCAGGAGCAGTCTTCACTTGACGCTTGTTGTTGGGGATGACAAGAACGGTATCACCATCGAAGTCTGCACCTGACAGTCTTTCTGCCACCTTCGAATGAATACCAACAGCATCTCGAGCATTGCCCAACGCCTTGCGTGCCTGAGGATGATTGTTATTCACAGTCAGCTCAGGGATTTCAAACACACCGCCATGAGGATAACGAACGAGAGCTACTCGTTCACCATTCCTGAAGTTGGGTGCATAGATCTCATTCTCCTTCAGCGTGTTGATGGGGAGAATGACATTCGATCGCTGACGAGGAAGCGCGGCAGCCTTCAAGTGCACAGCTGCTGAATCCACATCATCAGCATATGACTCGAGCAATTTCTGTCGCACAGTCGGATTCGTCAGATTCATGATGTCGTCGAATTCGCGTTGTTTGCGCTCCTGAGTCATCGCCAATTGCTGCTTGGCCAGAAGCGGATTCTGCTTGGACAGCATTTGCGAAGACAGGTTCTTGGACCACTTGTCCCAATCGCCTTCTTCGTTCACGATATTCATAGCAGACTTGACCTTTCCCGTTTTGGGATCGATCTTCTGCCGAACGACTGCACCGAATGGATTGTCGGGATCGTTCTTCATCGCTTTCATTGCATCGAGCTTGTTACCGGTATTCGTTTTGTTCGTGTTGAATACAAGGTCGACCCCTTGCGGAAGGTCATCCTTATACATGGCCATACCCTTGAGGTAATGGGTTCCATCAACCGCGATGCGAACCTGAGCATAGCGCGCACTACCAAGACTGACATCATCCACACCAGGTCGAACATGAATGACACCGTCTGCATCCGCGCCACCTTCTTCGGCATAGCGGACTTTGATTCGCTTGCTGTTGACGGACAAGGGCGTTTGAATGCCCACATAAGAACGTCCTCCATCTTCCGAGAACGAACCGATCTGCTTGATGTTGCCACGATTGGCAGACACTTCTTTGTACGTGACGTCGCCCTTGGTGAGCACCTTGAGCGTAGTCTGCTGCCCAGTTCCGAGTTGTGTCACCTTCAAGTAGTGGAGCTTATAGCCCTCTTCCTGAAGCACAGCGACAGCGGTGGACAGCTTAGTCGAGCTGATGCCAAGATGATTCTCGACGCCTGTTCCTACGTCGATGTATTTCTTGGCGTCGATCTGACTCTTGAGCATCGTGCTCGTGCTCTGGAGAATGTCCGCCTTATCCTTGACGCCAGGCGCAAGAAGGGAACGAACGGTTGACTCAGGAATGCCCATGCGATCAGCAATAGCAACATTCGACATTCCTTTAGCGCTGTATCGCTCAGCGGTGTTGATGTTCGCTTGTCGCTCTTCATTGCGAGCAATCGATTTCGCAGCACGAAGCTGGGTGGTGTTGATTCCCATACCATCGGCGATTTCAGCCTCAGTGAGGCCTTGCTTCTGCAGTTGGGCTACGTAGCCCAAGAAGCTCCGATTGCTAGCTGTCTCGGGTCCACCAGAGCCCCAAGGATATCTACCGGACCTACGGAGAATGCCGTAGTGCGCGAGGTAGTTTTCCTCAGGAATTATCGTCATCCGTAAGCCTCCATCCTGAGCTCCTCGATACGGCGGTCAAACACGACGATCTTATCCATGATGTTGATGATCGTGATCGGATCACCGATATAGATCAATACGTCATCATGCTGGTAGAGCCGCAGTTCGATCTCGATATCCATCGGCTTGAAGCCGTACTCGAGGCAGAACAGCGCAGCATAGATTTCCAACTGCGTGACTTTGGCAGGCGTGATGCCTGTTTTGAGATCATGAATTCGAAGCTTGTTCTGTCGGAACGACAACGCGTCAGCCGTTCCGTAACAGTTCAGTGAATAAAACAACGTCAGTTCCGGTGTCATGCGGAAACCGATCGCGTCATTCACATAGGCGTTCAACGTCTGTGTCGTGTCGGGCAACTTGATGCCGAGTCTGATCGCATGATGAGCAAACTCGTGAAGTTCTGTTCCACGTCTGGCTGCGAAAGCTGTGACGATCCGACGATCCAAATGCTCTTCGTCGTAGTTGACCCAGCTATAGGTGCTCGGACTCAGCAGAGCATGGGTACCACTAAGGTTCGAATGCTCGTTGAATCGCATCAAGCACCTCTGCTTCATTTTCGGGGTAGATGACTGCCGCGAAGCCCATGTCGTTGAGGCGTTCGAGGTAGTACTCCTGATTAGGACGGAACGGTTCGTTCGCGCTTCGCTTCACCTCGAGCACGGCCCACACGGCGCCGTACAAGATCGTGAGGTCAGGGATGCCCTGGATGTACTGCTCATCATTCTTGAGAACGAAACAGCCAGGGAACCGCATACTGATGCGGTCGATCAAAACGGCTTGGTAATCGCGCTCTCTCCTCACGGGCACCTCCCTAAAATTTCAGGAGTTGTAGAAAACACATTCTATCCCTTCTACTATAATCCATGTTTTTCTTGCGTGGTTATATCAGGCCCACTCGAAACGTTGGAATAGTGGGAAGACGTAAGTCTTGTTGATCACGGCCATGACGACTTCGTTGAACAGCACGCCTTGCTCGAACACCACGTCCCAAATGTTCTCGTAGACGACACCGGTGTCGATGTTGCGAACGCCGTTATCGTTATGGAGATCCTGGTTGAATTGACGTGCGTGCTTCTGGGCGAACCATCGAGGGCGCCATTGGAGATTGGACGCTCGACAGTTCATGCGATCGCCATCAAGATGAATGGGTGTCGGCGTGTCGCAACGATGGGTTGGGAACTGTACGAACGCGTGACACACAAGCAACGCCAACCCTCGCCTCACCCAACGACCCTCATCGTCTTGCAGAGCCACGCAAGGATTTCCTCCGGTCGCGATCGAGACTCGAAGTAGTTGCTCAGACTTGACTCGTCGTACCTTACCTTCCTCTCCCACAAGGTACCAAGGAAACTCTTCGATAGGCATCCATTGCTCCATACTCACCTCCGAACTTTGCCAAGATTTTCGGCGAAAAGAAATCTCTAGTTTTTTACATTATATCCTGATATAACCTAACTAATATAGAGAAAGTCTTAAACCCCTAAATTTGGTGTTTTTTCTTGGTAAATCATGCAAAATCGAGGATTTCGGCCTCGTTGAAGCTCCGTTTGGCCACAATCGACGATCTGATGGCCTTGTCGATCCACGCAGAACTGAGCGGAACGTAGTAGAACAAGTTGACAAAGGGTGTATCAAGTCTGTCAATCCGTCCGTACGCTTGCTCAGTTTTCTTATACGAGTAGTTCTGCGACCAGAAGAATGTTGCATTTGTCTCAGTACAATTCCATGCTTCGGATCCGGCGGTGTACTCCACCAAGTAAACCCAGCTGTCTGTTTTGGGTATTTCCTGGTGTTTATGCCCATTCCATTCGGCCACTGGGACATCCCTAATCGTCCGCAAGATGTCCAATTCATAGTCGAAATTGTAGAACACGATCAATTTCTGATGCTTTTCGACCTTCTTCATCAAAGCATCAAGTCGACTTTTGTCCGAATTCACGCACTTTCGCATGAGGTAAAACAGCTCTGCAGAGCTACGAATCGGCTGATCTTTCCACGGATTCCATCGCTTCTTCTCGATTTTATTCATCATCTCCGCGTCATGATCGACGGGGATAGCGATAGTGTGTCGGACTGTATGTCGCTGATACGGCATTTCAACCAAGATCTGTGATCTCAGTTTCATCAGTCTGCCCTGATCCACATACCTGTCGACCGCAGGGAATTTCGTGTACGACTTGTAGATCACGTGCCTTGCCTTGAATTCCGTCCGGTTTCGGTAGAATCCATGAGCAAGGAATACGGGGATGTAGTCCAACCATGTGTCGCCAGGAGTCGCAGACAACAAGATCCAGTGGTTCGCCTTGGCAATCTTCAGAAAACTCTTGACCCATCCGCCTCGTCCTACGAGTCTTTGCTCATCGAAGATGAAGAATGCGTGCTCGACATCTTCGTATTTGTGGATGTTGTTCCACGAGTCAACTACCAGAACGCCGGCGGTGGTGCCGTGCAATTTCGTCCCGACGCCAAATCTGGAGAACTCCTCGTTCCAGTCGAGGCTGTCCCTCTTCCTCGCCGTCGTGATCACGTAGACGTTCGCATCGGCGTATTGCTTCATGTAGAACGCGCAGGCGACTCTCGATTTCCCCGACCCCACTCCACCCCACAGAATCGATCCGTTGCGCAGTTTCTGTAGCGCGTCCTGTTGGTGTGGTTTCAATAAAGTCAATGTCTTCTCCTGGTGTTCCGCAGCATGGACAACGATCCTGCGTCACGACGTTCCCCCAGAAGAGCAGTGTATTACAGGCGCCTTCCGGACAGAACAAGACCAGGTCTGGATTTACACGAATCGGCATGTCACCACCTCACGTTGCGTCGTTTGTACTGCAGATCGTCCAGAATCCAATCCGATATGAGATAACACACCGGACATTCACCGCTATCTCCAGAGAAGATTTCGACCGCGCATCCGAGATTCACGCAAGTCCAGAACTTGATGTCCACCAAGGGTGGGTTAAACGTTATCATAAAGGCTTCATGCATGACTTTCTCCCAGATTTATAGGACAAGACTGAAAGGCGGAAAGCCCCCGGGGAGGAGCTTTCCGCCTTTCAGCACCCGATCAGTGAGCCACTAGTAACTGATCGGGAGTCGGTAGTGACCCCAGTCGCAGTGCTTGTTCCCGCACACGGGACAGTCGGTGCCCATGGTTGTCTCCTCTACTCGTTGATGACGTGTCCGTACGAGTCGTACTTGGTCACGGTGCCGTTCGTGTCGCATTTGACGAACGTGCCGGTCCTGCGACCCTTCTTGTCATTGATCTCGTGTTCCTGGTGGTGATTCCCCTGCAGAGAATCCCAGTTCACAACCCCACAGACAGAGCAGGCCTTCTCCGTATAGGCCATCAGTCGTCACTCCCGGTTCGCTGGTCTTCGGCGTTGAGGACGACCGTCGTGATCTCGTTACCATCCTTGTCGAACGACCGAACATTACCCTCGCCGTCCGTCTCCATGCGACGACCCACGATGTCGCACCTCAGGATGGCGCCCAGACGACCCTTCTTCGTGCACACCTCGTTGTAATTCCCGACCATGCTGTCCCAGCTGATCCGGTCACACCGGGAGCAGCATTTCTCGACAAAGATTTCGTCCTGCACCAACATTTCTCCTTCTTCCCCTGACGTGGGTATTCAGTTGATCTGCGGCATCTCCGGCAATTGCTGCTGGTAGTTCGGGTCGTCCGGACTGGTGTAGCCCGGGCCGAGGTCCATGAAGCCGGTCTGCGGGCCCGGGTTCTTGTAGAAGGCGCCCTCGATCTGCAGCGAGTCGTCGCGCAACTCGGCCTTCGTGACGATCCCGAGCAGATGCTCCTCGTGCGCCGGCTCCCTGGCCTCGCCGAAGGTGCTACCGAACATGTCGTCCGGGAACACGTGGATCTCGTCGTCCAGCGCCACGAGCCACTCGCCGAGGTTGAGGGCCCGCTCGATGAAGCCGGGGTCGCCCTTGCGGTTGACACGCTGCAGCAGGGCCGGAAGCCACCTGTGGTGCGGGTGGGCGGTCATGATCTCCACGCCGAACTCCAGCGCCATGGCGCCCATCGTCTCACGATTCACCTGGATCGCGACGGTCTCGATGTTCTGCGGGGCGTACACGACCCTCATGACCGGCAGTCGGTCGAGGTGACTCGCGTTGACGATCTGCTTTCTCATGTCACTCGCTTCCTTCAGGCGACGCAGTCGTGGGACGTGTTCTCGAGTTCTCGAGCGGCCTCGGCCCTCTCGTACGCTTCCCCGATCGGCATCCCCGTCGTGCTGGCCACGGTGTCCTCGGCCAGCGCCAGCAACTCGTCGTCCGTCGGCGCCGACCTCTTGACGAACGACGCCTGGAACTGCGCCTCCTTGTAGACTCGATAGGAGCCCTTCAGCTCGACGATCCAGCAGCCCAGGGTGGCCTCGAAGGTCTTGCCGCGGTTGTCGCCGGTACCCTTGAGCCGGATGATCGGCAGCTGCACGATCGCACCCAGCATCTTCGCGTCGCGCTTCTCGATGACCCCGCCGCAGATCTGCGCCAACTCCTCGATGTTGTCGAGGGTCACCTGCTTGGCGTTGACGGTGAAGGGAGCGCGGTCGTACTCGTCGAATTCGATGGTCATGATTCCTCTTTCACGAAGGTGAGATTGTCGGCGGGTGTTTGAAGATTTCAAACGTGCCATCATCGGACTGAATGATTGTGTCGCCCACTTGTGCTCGCTGAACGCCCGTTGCCGTCGGGACATTCAACCCGGGACGCTTGGTCCCTTCGACCGCGTCGAACTGCTCGACGGCCAAACCCCCGCACCACCGAGCGAGCTCTTCGGTGTTACGGGGGTTGACGGTCCTGGCGTCTGCGCCCATCAGGTGAGCTCGTACTCACCGTCGACATAATCCGGCGCCGCGTCGAGCTCGCGTCGGGCGGGACCAGCAATCGCACGCTGGTCCTCGACGTACGCGGTCCACTTCAGCTGCAGGTAGTCCTCGTAGATCTTGACGAAGAGCGACGCCAAGTAGGCCTTGACGCCGGTCTTGCCGTTGACCACCCACTCGTAGGGATTGAGCGTGACGTCGGCCGTCTCGATGTCGACCCAGTCCAGCATCTCGGCCTCCTTCTCGCCGAGATACGTCAGGCTCCTCGAGGTGACGAGGCCGATCTTGGGCGGACGGTTCTTGTACGAGACCGCCACCTGCAGATAGGCCTGCGGCGGCTCGCCGTCGTCCCGCTCCTTCAGGAACTTGACGTTCCAACCGTCCGCGAGCATCTTCTCGGCCTGCTCCGGCGCCAAGAAAATCGCAAAGTTGCGATCACCCGCTCGGTTGTAGACGTCCTCCTTGCCCTCGAAGTTGCGGAAGGCGATCGTCACATCCTCGAGCGTGAGGTTCTTGTCAACTCTCGTCATCGATCGCCGCCTGAATCAAGGCCTCATCGGCCGCCTGCTGGTCCGCCACGTTCTGGCGGAACTGGTCCATGTTCTTCTCGAGCTCCTGACGCTCGTCGAACTCTTCCTGCGATTCGCCTCGGGGCATCAGTCCTCCCCTCGCACGATCGTCTTGCCGTCGTCCGTCTCGGGCTCCGGCGCCGGCTCGGGTGTGATGGTGCCTTTCTGGATCAGCTGTGCGATGTTGTGAATGCCCATTACTCGCCGGCCTCCTGTTCCCATTTCTCGGGCAGCACGAGCCCCTTGACTGTCCCGACAACGTCGAATCGGCCGTCGTTGTAGAGGCCGAAGCCCCGGAACTTCGTGTTCTCCGTCAAGGTCTCGACCGTTTCCTGGATCACGATGAACGGATAATTCGAGTCCATCAGAATCTGCAGGACTTTCGTGCGTTCCGACAGTTCGACCGCCACCGGCGGCTTGATCGTCTGTGGTGGTTCGATGAACAGCTCAGCGAACATTCCCTCATCGATGATCGTGCACTCGTCATCGAGTTCCTGCAGCGCCGGAAGACCCGACGCCATTCGAACGAAGTTCACCGGCAGCTTGATCATGCTCATCTTGTTCGTGTCGACGGGATTCTGCTTCCGCATTTCCGTCACGATACTCATCAGCTGAATGAGAATGCCTTCGAGAGCCTTGGCCTGCCTCTCCTCATTTGTTGCCATTCTCCTCCTCCAGCTTCTTCTCGTTCTCCCTCGCCAGCTTGTCGAGGTATTCCTTGGCGGCCTTGATTTCTTCGGGTGTCGGCATGGTGTCCTCCAGCGGCATCAATCCGGCCCATTTGACGAGCTTCTTCTCGAGATGATCGATGACGGTGTGGATGGACGTCATCGTTCGATCAATGGAACGAAGTGTGATGCTGATCGTCTCGAGAACCACAACCTTGCGCTTCTCGACCGATTCAGCCATTCAACTCCTCCGGATCGCCCTCATAGTTGGTGATGACGCCGGTGACCTTGTTTCCCCCGAGCTGGGCAGCCACCTTGAGGTTGGTGATGGTCATGTTGACCTGCACGTCGCCGGTGGCAACATCCTTCTGGATGTCCGCCTTGCCGACCTCGATGTTTCCCTGGGCGGTCTGGACCGTGAGCCTGACCTGCTTCATGCTACGAACTCCTCGTATGATCCGAACTTCTCGATGGTGTCCTTGGCGTCCGACACCAGCTTCTCGAAGTAGTCCATGTCGATATCCAGCTCAAGCCCCATGCGATTGGCCATGTCGGACTCGACCCATTTGTAACCCTTGGTGCCCCCGACGGCATACTGCTTGCCGTCATACACTCGGAGCAAGTCGCCACCAATCCCAGAACTCTCGGTGACGGGCACAAAGCGCCCAGTCCTTCCCACGAAATGTGGACCAGTTTCGAAGTTGAGGATAATATGTCCCTTCGAAACTTGTTTCGTCTCGGCCAAGTCCTGCCGCAAGACGGGCTCCCCGTCGAATAGAGTCTTGAACACATAGGGGACACGGAACTGTGCGCCCACTGCCGTCCAATGCGTGTCATCTCCCGTCTGCGTCTTCGCGACGTACACCGCGTCGTTCACGAGACAGAACTTCTGATACGTCGTCTCGTGCTCGAAGGTGTAGCCGTACTTCTCGCCGAACTCGAAGACCATGTCGATGATCTCGTCAGTGGCATTGGCGATCTTGATGGAGTCGGTCTTGATGTGCACGACCTGAAAGCCCAGTTCCTGAACGGCTCGCTCGAGCTCGATCATGAACAAGGCGCCACGCTTGGCCGCAATGTTGTCCTTGTTTCGCTTGTCACGGAATGGACTATCGAACGTCGCCGACGTCAAGCCGTACACGATATTGATGATGATCTTCAGTGCGTACGCGAGTGCCTGAGCCTGCGTCTCGTCCTCGAGATATGGCGCGAGCTTGCCGTCCAACATCGTCCGAGCAGTCGCGTAGTCCCGGTGCTTGATCGCCAGTCGAGCGTCGAGCAGGTCCTTGTAGTTCTTGGTGTAGCGCGGACCGAACATCTCGAGCTTGATGATCGATGTCGGGTGCATGGACGCCACATCGAGAAGCGCGACGTTCTCGTACATCCCCGGTTCCGCGTAGACGTAGCCGCCCTCGCCGACCTCCTTACCCATGAAGTGGCTCTTGCCGGCGTCGAACTCGTAGCCGGGGAACTCTTCGGTCAGGTCGGTGTAGAGGAACGAACTCTGCGGATTGCGATCGCCCTCGAAAATGATCTGGGCAGTGTGCTTCGCGGTCGGGTCATTGACGGTCAGGCCACTGAGTTCCGCAAGGATCTGCCGGGCAACGAAGTCCTGCTCGCGATCCTCGAAGGTCGCTTCGGTCGCATTGACGTCGTTGCAGCAGTATTCCGTGACCTTCTCCCACAGATCCTCCGGAACCGGCTCGTCCCAGGGGAGATCCAGTTCGAGGTGCGGGATGCCCAATTCGATCTCGAACTTCTTGAGCGACTGCTTCTTGCTCGAGAAGTCCCAGATATCGGCGTATGACAGATTGTAGGCCGCAGCGAACGAGGCGCCGTTGCGATTTTGCATGAGTCGCTGAGACAGCTCGTACAGCTGCTTGTTGTCGAAGCCCATGTATCGGCCGTAACAGATGTGATTATCGTATCGGCGGTTGTTGAAACCCACCAACTTCAGCTTGAACAATACCTCCATATCGTGCGGGGAAGGATTGATCATGCGCACAACAGTGTCGGATCCTCGGTATTTCCAGCAAACCACGAAGAGGTTGGGAAAGACCTCAACGTCGAAGAAGACGAGGGGGTCATCGACCTTGGCGTCCGGCGACAGGCGAGGATCTGGGACGGCGCCAGGTACGGCCTCACTGGAGAAACGCATCCTCTGTACGACCTTGAGGCACGCAAGGGCCTGATTCGTACTGTTGTTGGCGAAAGCCACAATCTTGGGTCGGAGATCTGTGACGTCGTAGCTGAGTCCGGACGCGTAGGCGTCGTCCAGAATCTTCGCGATGAAGTCGATCGATGGCTTCGTGCCGGGGTGGATTTCCTTCTTGAAATTCCGAGCAATAAGGTCTCGCAGACCTTTCTCGCTCTTGACGGTCTCGGCTGCGAGCACGGGAGACTTCTCCTTGAGGGGTAGGCCACTGTTGATTGTGGCGACGGGAACTGTATTGCACTTGGTGAGGCGACGGCGCAGTGCAGCCTTTCCAGTGAATACCTTGACTTCAATTCCCTCGGAGTACAGGCGAGAGAGCTGAGTGACATCGCCATCGTAAAGGTAATGGAGATGAACACCTTCACCGGACTTGGAGAGTTCGGCGTACGTCGGGGGCCAGACAGACGCGGCTTCCAAGTTACGGGCGAGCGCCTTAACACCATTGTCTCCCTTCAAGTCGAAATCGATCACGATGTGATTCGGCGGGACACGAACGTAGTGCTCCTTGCTCGTGTCGATATCCTTCAGCGTCGTCTCAACCTTCGACCAGGCTTGTGACGGAATTCCTTCGGCAGTCGATAGCTGCGCCGGTGAATCTTCGAGGTCTGCATCCAGAAGCGATACTTTGTCCTCCACGACCAATGAGAAAACCGCATCGCTAGACGTTGCAGTTTTAAACTCAGCCGCATTAAAGCCCGTAAAATAATTCCTAACAGTGTGACCATCGACTTCCACCTTGTCTTTCATATCGTCGAAGTAGTTCCTCAGCTCTTCGCGGAACTTGTACTGAGGAAGTGGCTTCTCGATTCCTGTGGAACTGCAGTATTCCTTGTACATGTCATATGCCTGTTTGAGGGTGACCCCTGGGGCATATTTGAAGTTCTCGTACGAAGCCTCGACGAAGTTGAAGATGATGTCGGTTTGATACATCATCATGGTCGGGCGGTACGCATTGTAGTAGTTCTTACCAAATTCGCGGTAGACTTCGAGACAGTGTTGCGCGATAGCGCCCAGCTCAAAGTCGATTCTGCTGAGAAGCGTGTTGTATGTGTTCGACGGAATCAACACGCCCGTCGGATGGATGTCGACCAATCGACGGATGATACCGGATTTGGCGTCGGAGATCTTCACGGGTTGGTTCGTACCCATAAACAACAAAGCATTGACTCGTCCAGTGTAGCTCGACTTGTACTTCTCGTTCATGAGAATATCCTCGTGAGCCACAATCGAGTTCAACTTCGTGTTGTCCTCGATCCGGCTCAGATCCCCGTCGTGCTGAATCGCCACCAAAGGATTGGATCGAAAAGCCTCGGTTGCGAAGGAACCGTTGTTCGAACCAAGAGCTTTCGCTTCGAAAGTCGCCGTATATCCAGCGAAGAGTTTCTCGACAATCGACATAACAGTACTCTTGCCAGATCCAGGTTTCCCGTAGAACACGAAGAACTTCTGGATCTTCTTCGAATCCCCCGAGACTATTGAGCCGATCGCCCATTCGATTTTCCTCCTCTCCTCAACCGAGTAGAGCGTCCCGATCAGTTCGTCCCATGCCGAGTAGTCGCCTGGCGCCAGGGAATACGACAATCGCTTGCTGACGTAATCGGAACGCTTGACTTCTTGGTTGGCGAACGTCAAGTGATCATCCAGCTGGTGAGAATTGTCACCGATGCTGCTGATGAATTGACGATAGCTAATCCACGACTTGCTCTTGAAATCGTACATCGTCATGATCTTCGCGCCTTGAGCGTGTTGCTCAGCGTATTCACGCAGTTCCTGATCAACAAGACGAGCGACGTCGTACTCGTCCGTAGACCACAATCCCGCTTCCTCATCCCAGACGGCGTAGAACGAATGTCCTCGCACCATCAGGTCTTTCGATTTTCCGACAACGAAGTTGGGGGAGAGAATAAGACTTCCGTCTTTCTTCTCGTCAACTTGCGCTTTATAGAAGTCCACCACTCCCCCTAACGCTCGTTCTCAATGACGTAACTGTTGAGTTGATACCACAATTCGACCTTGCGTTGATCGATTCGGGTATTACGGAGAGGAAACAAACCTCCTTCGCCATGACGATCGTACGTCCGCCAGATCACAGCGGACGTACGGGCCTCGATATCCTCGTCCATGAATCTACATCTGTCGTTGTGACCCAGAAGCCCTAAGTTCCCGATGAGATGCCAGAACCAAAACACCACATCTTGATCCGTCATGAACTCCAGCCGACGAGCCAATCCGATCAACATCTCGAGGAACGAACAACCGAGCTCCGCCCAATTCGGATCCACATGGACGTCCTGCAGTGACGCCCATTCTGCGCGGAGCTCCCGGCCATCTTCAGCTCTGTTGTCATCGTGCGGAACAAACCAGGTGAACTCAGTCTTGAAGAGCTTCCTGAACAGGTTCCAGTACGTGCGAGGGCCTTTCCGAGTCCTGACGTCCGCTACCAGACTGTACAGCCAGTACAGATATTGGTCGTCAAGAGTCCCGGGGGTCACTAGCTACGACCGCTGGGTCTCTGCGGCGGATCCTCGTCGAGGCCGAGAACCTCACGGCTGTACGAGCCTTCGTGCCGCAGCACTTCGAACTCCAACTGCAAGTGCGGGTTCCGGATATGGACGATGTTGTCGTCGCTAGAACCCTGGCCGAACAGCGCGAGGTTCTCCGACCCGACCGTGCCCTCGACGTCCTCGATGACCTGGTCGCGCTCGTCGGCCAGAACCTTATCGATCACGTACCATGTGAGTGTGCTCTGGTTCCAGTTGGAATCGTTCTCGATGAACTCCTCCTGGGTCAGCACGTGCGGTTTGTTCGAGAAGACGTTGTTTCTCAGCAGCACGTCCGGATCGGGCGTGGGGAACATGATCTCGAGAGCCATGGCGTCCTCGGGATCCTTCACCTCATCCTCCGAGGTGTAATTCTCGGCCTGCACGATCTTGTGGTAGGCGACTCGTTCCCGTTCGGTCGTCTCCGGAACCTGAGTCTCCGTCAAGACAGTTCCCGGCTTGATCAGAGCCGCGGCCGCCTCCTCGGGAGTGTCAAACTTCTTCTCCCTCAAGTTCATGTGCTCGTAGTACGCGGTCGAGGCAGCAACCTCGTGATGCAAGCGCTCTTCGAAGCGCAGCGCGAGATTCCGTTCGGCGATCTTGTAGCCGAGAATGCCGCCAACGCCCAATGAGATAAGGCTGGCAGCACTCACAGTCAACAGGGGCTTGATCCTCATCGGTCTGACCCCTTCAGATCTTGTCGTAGATCACGCCGTCGACGTTGAAGTCGAGCAGGATCGAGTCCTCGAGGCCGTTCACGAAATCGCGCACGCGGGGGTTGGTGATGTCGTCGAAGATCCCGAAGTCGACGAAGTTGTCGCCCTCCTTGCTGATGACCCAGCCCACGACGGCGCCGGCCTGGGTCCGCTCCATCCCCAGCGCGTCGTACACCTCGTTCAGGAACAGGTGGCCCCGCATCCGCAGCTTCTCGTTGGCGAACTGCTGCTGGCACTGCAGGAACGCCCGGTTGTACTCCGGGTTGCTCTGCCACTGCGAGTTCAGCTTGTCGAAGAAGCGCGCGTACTGCGAGTGTCCCTCGGGGGAAACGCGGGCCCGCTGGACGGTCTTCTTCTTGCCGTCCTCACCCACCACGGTTTCGTCGACCGACGTGGCACCGTAGCGAAACTCGTCGTCGGCATCCTTGCCCAACTGGGCGACGACCCGGTCGCGGTACTTCGAGAACGCCTGGTCGACGGACGCGTAGGCCGCGGTCAGCGAGGCGTTCCGGCGGTTCAACGTGACGTGCGACCCGGTCAGCAGTGCGATCGACATGATCATCACGCCGGCGGCCGGAGCGTACAGCTTCGCGATGTCGAGAACCGCCTTGGCCTTGAGGACGGCCAGGTCGTGCGCGTACTTCTTGTCGTCGTAGTCCTCGACCGCGTCGACGCCGGCCTCCTGACCGAGGTGCCACCTGTCGTTCAGCTCCTGCGCGTTCTCCCGCAGGGTGTCGATGTTCTCGAGCGTGTCGCTGAGCTTCAGGGTGGCCCTGCAGGCCAGAGCCGTGCTGGCCACGACGCCGGTGATGCCGACGGCGAACATGAGCTTGGGGGAGGACTTCTGCAAATGCAGCAGCTGGCGTCCGAACTTGCTGGAGACCGCGTTGGGAACAAGCTTCATGACTGGTCCTTACTTTCAGTCGAGGGCAGTGGTCTTGGGAAGGGTGAGACTGTATCCGTCACGAACTCGGCGGACCTCGAGTCCGTGCAGCTCGGTCCAGCCCCACTTCTGGTCCGTGTACGTCGACGACCACCCGATCAGACTGTGCAGATCTTGCACGGTGACGGCGTCGTAGTTCTCGAGGATGTCGTACATTCGGTCGACGACAGTGTCCGCTTCCGGCCGGGTAGCGAACAGAATATCGTCGATGGACTGCGTCCTGACAGACGCATTGGGCTGGCGATCCGAAGCACTGTGGCGCCCAATGGGGTTGTTGCCACGATCGGCGTAGCGTGTGTAATTCGTGGGACCCGGGCTGACTGTGGGCCGATGGCCTCCTGGGCGCCGCGGTCGGTTCTCGCCGTAGATGAGACGCTCGAAACCAGTGCTGACCATCTCGTTCAGCATATCCTTGGCTTGCGGCACCAACACTTCGGAGAACACGTATCCCACGACGCTCTTGCTATCTCCGCCGATGAAGATCTCTCGGAGTCGCCGACCGAGCGGCTTCTTCCTCGACGTGACCTCCCCCATCACCACCTGTTCGACGATCTTCTCGGGCGTCTTCGGCGGGTGGTTCATCTTGGAATTGCTCGGAAATTCGGGCATGACCCTCTTTTCTGCGAAAACCTAAACGCCATGTTTCAGGCGTTTATGGTTCTCAGTCCTCGGTGATCTCGGTGGAGTTCTCTCGATTCATGATCTTCTGAACGAAGGTCGCGATCTCGTCGATCTGGCGATCGGTATACTGCTGGGTCAGTTCGGCCACGGCGCCACCGATCGCAGTGCTGGCAGCGGTCACGGTTACCTTCTGGTAAACGGACTCGGTGTCGACATTGCGTTCGATGAAGTCGTGGACGATCTTGGCAGTTCCGATCCCCACAACGAGGGATACGGCCTTCTTCAGGATTTCAATCTTCTTCACGAAGTGTTCCTTTCAGCGGGGGTCTCATTACTAGGCATGTAAATCTTGCGAGTAGGGGTGTGAGGGCGCCTGTTACTCGGGGTTTCACAGCGGTCGTTCGAGATTCGCGACTGGAATAGGTGTGAGACCGGGCACCTCGCGAATCCCCTCACAGTGCACGTCTACTTGGTGGGGAACACCTCGCGCAGCTGTTCAGGGGTCATCTTGACCAGATCAGCGTGCGTCGGAGTGCGTCCCTCCTTGAGCCACGCGGGCCGGTTGTCGTCCGAGCTGTGCGTTCGGCGGTCGGTCTCAACGAACGGATCGATTGCCTTCTCAGCGGTCGCCGTCATCTCCTTGAGCATCTTCTTTGGCACCAACTGCTCGATGAACTCCGTGGCTGCCGTGGTGGTTGTGAACAGCTCCATTAGCAGCTCGTCGAACGCCGGCGAATCGAGCAGGTCGCTCTGCGTCTCGGGCGTCTTGATGAACCGCTGGCCGTCCTCGGATCGCACGCCGCACGCCAGCCTGATGAGATTGCGGTACTCCTCGAGGATCGCCAAGCCGTCCTTGGCATCGATGATGCGCTGGATCCGGGACATCATGGCGTCGCCACCGGCGCCCATGGCGGCCAATTCGGCCTTCGAGAGGTGGAAGTAGAAGTCCTTCGTCTGCGTGTCGCCGTTGAAGTCCGTGAACGTGATGGTCTTCTTGAACATGCTGGTCCCTTACTGACAGCGGTCGTAACCGCGGATGGGCACGGTGCGGAATTCGATGGAAATGGCCGGTCGCCCGTCGTCCAGGAGCGTCGCGGCGTACTTCACGTCGAGAAGTTCGTCGGAGTTCCAGCCGACCTCGTCGGAGAAAATGGTTCCCGAGAGACCGATCTTCTCGTAGAACTCGGTCAATGACGCGTGGTAGAAGTTGTTGATCTGGTGATTGATCTCGTTGACCGCAGCCTTGATCTTTTCGACCTCGCCCTTGAAGAAGCGTCCGGACAACGCATCGTGGAACAGGACCTCCGGCCCCACGATGATGATCGTGTCGGCGCCGGGCGTGCGGTCCATGCGATTTTTCGCGAGCTCGGCTCGCATCTTCTCTTCCTTCTGGGCGCCCAAATGCTGGACGACCCTCTCCTTGTACTCGTTCGCGAGTTCCTCAGAGAGCTTGAAAGCGGCCGCCATCGCTGCCGCCCGGCGCGTGCTGATGTGAGTCGCACCGACGATGCAGGTGACTGTGGCGGCGCCAGTCACTGCTGCAGGGATGAATTCCTTCCAGACGAGTTCGAATTTTTCCTTGGCAGGGATTGAGCTAGCCAGAACCCCTGCTGTAAAGTTTCCATCCTCATCCGTACGAAATCGAGCGATCTCGATCTTCAATGCTGCAGAATATGCCGCCTTACCCGTCAGAATCGCAGTCGTCACCGTTCCCGCCACCGCAAGACCCGTCAGGATTCCCGGGGAATTGTCGGTGACGAACTTCTGCGCGGTCTTGAAGAACGGTTTTAGATTCATGGTCACTTCTTTCTATCTGGCGAAGATCTTGGCGATCACCGCGAGAGCAATACCCACTTCGGCTGACATGACAACGGCGATGGCGATTGCCACCCACACCCGTACTTTCAGCATGTGGATCTCCTTCGCGAGGTGACGGGGTCTAGACATGGGTGGCCTTGATGTGCTTGGTGACCCCCATGAACGACAAGTCGAAGGAGATGGTCCCGTCGCCCACGATGAACGTCTTCTCCTGGTCGGAGGAGACCATGATGGTGCCGTCGGCGGTCGTCCTGACGGACCCGATGACGTCGCCGACCTGGGCGAACGACTCGAACGATCCGTCCCAGAAGTTGATCGTGGTGTCGTTGTTCACCAGCTCGACCGAGATCGTGTCGTGCGCCACGGTAGCCGTCATCTTGATGCCGTTGTTCTCGGCCACCCACTGACCGTCGAGCGATTGCTGCACGGCCACGACTGTCGTGGTAGTCCTCGGGGTCATCCCCGGCGCCTCGATGTTGCCCGCGTCGCGGTTCGCCGAGGTCATGAACAGCATGGCCAGCAACGTCGCGATGACGATCCCCAGACCGGCGACAGCGGCAACGGCCACACGAGCGGCCTTCTTGTCGGTGAGCTTCTGCATTTCCTTCTCTTTTCTTTGAGTGGGTTGACCCTACGAAAGCCTAAACCCCATGCTGGGGTTGTCGGCCTTACTTCTACTTGTCGTTAGCGTCGAGGGCATTCACTGCGATCTGGCAGGCGGCGTTCAGCACAAGAGTGACTCCGACGATCACACCGGCGACGATGAGGGTTTCCTTGATCATCCCTCCTGCGATCTTAGTGATCTCAGCGGTCTGATTCTTGGAAACCTCAACGTCCGGCGTGACGTGGTTCTTCTTGACGAGCGACACCTGGACAGCGCGGTTCTTGAACCACATGGCTACTCCTTCGTAGGGTCTCATTACTGGCCATGTAATTCTTGCGATCTAGATTTCAATCCAGTTATCGGGGCCGATTCCGGAAGAGGGAGCCAACAACATTTCGATGACGAGCGTGCTCCACTCGATGAATTCGCCTTCACGGTTGGCGACGGTGTATCGAACCTCTCCCATCAGTACGGGGAAAATCGGCGTGAGCTGTTCGAAGCTGCCATCTTCGTGCATTCTCCGGTATGTCTTGCCTTCGTGGAACCTGTCGACGACCTCTCGTAGTGTCAACATTCTTTCCTTTTCATGTCAGTGCCCGAACAGCAAGAACAAGATTGTGCCGATCAGAATGGTCTCGACGATCAGAAAGAATCCAATCATCGCAACCAGTTCGTTTCTTTTCTTGTCTCTCTCATCGTCCATGTTCGATCCCTTCGAAAACCTTAAGCCCTTGTGGGGGCTCTTGGTTTGATTATCAGGCGGTTTCCTTGTCGATCTTCTTCAGCTTGCGCTCGTATCGGAGGTCCTGGACGGTCTTGACGGTCATGACACCGGCGTGGATGGCGCTGGTGGCAAGAGCGGTGACGTACAGGGCCGTGAAGAGCTTGGCTTTCATGGTGATCCTTTCAGATTCTCTGGGTCTCATTACTAGCCATGTAAATCTTGCGAATCAGAAAAATATAAGCCGTGTAGAAAGCACGAAAAACCCAGCCTGTGTTTTCGGGTCACACAGGCTGGGTGTTCGAGATTCTTGGGGGTTTGCTTTCAGACGATCTTCTTGATCAGTCCGAAGGCCTTCGACGCGATCACGTGCACTCGTTCGTGCTGCAACACCACGAGGAGTCCGGCGACATGAGTGACAGCCGTCACCACAGCGTCCATGCTGACATGATCCTTCTGGCGAAGTTCATACAGCTTGGCGGTAGTGGCGAGGATATCCTTCTTGACGTCTATGTCCTGCATGACTCGCAGATCTTGGAACAAGAGCAACAGCTCTTCGTCGAGAGCCTTCTTGATGGGGTCTTCCGGTCGCTTGAACACGGCTAGTCCTTTCAGTGGTCTCATTACTAGCCATGTTTTTCTTGCGATCACGCGACAGGAGGCGGTGCCGGCTCTCGCCGTACCGTGAGTGACACCTGCTCGCCATCCTTGAAGACCTGGTCCTCCTTGTTACCGACGATCTTCATCCCGACCGGCGCACCCTCGGGATCCTGCAGCACGACCCAGTCACCGACGTTCTGCTTGGCCGCGTAGTTGGTCGAGCTGTTCTTCAGGATGGCGCCGAGGAACGTGTCGACCGCCGTGATGACGCCAGCCGCAATGCTGGCCGCGGACCAGTTGAGGGATATCCCCAACGTCAGAACCAGTGTTGCCAGCGCGGGCAAGACCACCAGCGCGATCCACTTGAAAAAGTTGTACACCTTCGAATTGATGGTGAAACCAGTGTCACCCATTGGCCTTTCTCCTTTCTAACGAGGAGACTCTTTTTCGAAGAGCCTCGTTCTGACGTTCGAGACTTCCTTTGGCCTGTTTCAAACTCTCTACTTCTTCGCGCAATTCGATGATCTCGCGATCCTGGCGTTCAATCGTGGCAACATCGATCGCACGAGCACGGTTGTAGGCTTCAGTTTCGGCCTTGACCTTCTCGTTCGAGGTGCTCGCATCTGCGCTGAACTTTGCCGCATTGCGCGCTGCTCGTGCTGCCAACCACGCCGACAGAACACTGATCAGAGCGACAACGATGGCCGCAACACTACTCGGTTCCATGAGTCACCGCCGCGGTTCTGTCGGGGTTCAATAGTCCGGAAATGCCCCACCACATGAACGCCAGAAGCGCCCATACAATGGTGCCGGACAAGCTAGCACGGGGGTGATAGAACAAGAACCCCATGAGATATGTCGCAGCCCACCCAGCTGACAATCCTGTGAGCGCCATATATCCCCAAATCTCGGATGTAGGCGGCCATATGGATGACAACAACGTTGCGATACCGACGACCACGAACACCCAGCCCCAGATATGGATCGGGGCAAATTGCAGGGTCACGACGAGCGAATCGTCACGCGTCTTGTTCGGGGCACCGTAGACATACTGTAAACCAATCAAGATATACAGTATGCCAGCACCCAGAAGAATAGTACTGTGGCGTTTCCATGATCGAAATCCCCAGAACCGGGACGCTAGGTTCTTTCCCATGTCCCTTGGTTCTTCACCCATGGTTCAGCCACCTTCCATATTCCTCCGACCCGTACGTACGGAATCGCTCGCTTCCAGACACCTCCGACAAGAATCATTGCCCCTGCAGCGAGATCAACTCGCAGATATGCGGACCACGGACCCCAACCCACAGAGTTCCTATATCGACTCCAGAAGTAATACGATCCTCCTGGCGTCAATCCCGTCACCGTGTAGATTCCATCGGGATTGCTCATATAGAACGCCGGCGTATCGGACGACACGTTGTATCCGAGTTGTCGCTCGAGCGTGGGAGCATTCCCAGGGATATCCGAAATCGGATACTGCAGCGTTACAGACGACTGCGATTTCGCCACAACTGTGGGTGGAACTGGAGGCGGCGGGACTTGCCAGAGTGTTGCTTCACCACGATTCGACCAAGCGCCCCATCCGAGAGCATTACGACCGCGAGCCCAAGCGTACACCCTCTGTCCGGGGGTGAAACCAGGAAACACATCGTCGCCATCGGAATCGGAAAAGCTGGTCGGACCCACGGCAATGGATGTGCCGAATCCGACCTGCCATTCCAAAATTGCTGAACCGCCGTCGGAATTACCCACAAATACGACATGCAACTCCGTATCTGAGACGGCATCCAACGAGATCATCGTCGGTGCAGCAGGGGTGGTTGATCGAGGGATGTACTGGTAGAAATCGCTAGTGGGCCAGCCAAGCCCAGAACCTTCGATAGTGAAACGAATAGTTTGGTCGTAACCGACGTTGATTGACCCGAAGAAGTTCCATCCACCACCGCGAACAATGACCGCTTTTTGACGAGATCCCGTGCCATTGGCCGCCCATGACCACCACTGGTCATTATTCCACGTGCTCGATCCGGTCCGAAAATAGAACTCGACCGAATATCCCAAATCGCGGATCATCATCATGCCGTTAGGGATATCGTGCGTGTAGTCAGCCATGGGTCACCTACGAGATAATCTTGAAGTAGATGTCCCCGTCCGTACCGCCCGTGGGATCCGTGGTTCCGGAAGTGATTCCCGCGGACGTTCGTGCCGCATCCTTCGATCCCGGAATCATCGCCTTGAGCCCTGCGATGAAGTCACGGCATCGATTGAGTTCACGGGCACCCCACTTGACCTTGCCGTCTTCCCCCGAGTCTGGCACCAGAGGATATCCGGCGGCTGCTGCGGCATCACCGATGGCCACGTCAGCCTCCTTTCTACTGGGTAGACCAGTACTCGTCAGAACCCATAGCGGACCACTCGACGTTGTACTTCCACGAGGCCCAGGTTCCGGGGTTGATGATAGACTTGGTGATCAAAGAGGGATAGATCGAGTCCCCTGTCGAGTCGGATGCGAAGATTTGCTCAACGACACGCATATATGCCGTGCCACCGTCGTTTCCCCGCACCTCCACGATATCGCCGAGATTGTAGTCTTTCTCGTAGACGAATGTGGACGTCTTGGCAATTTCACCATCGTACACGTTGACCGACTGCGAGCGACCAAGTTCCTCTTCGCCCAACTTGGTCAGATATGCGGGAACATCCGCCAGAATCATATCTTCGGGAATCTGAGTCACCGACAGAATTTTGGTCTTCTGATCGAACCCGCGTTCTGACAGAGCCAGGTCACTTGATTCAACCCAGACACTCATCGTGGTGTCGAGTTCAGTGGTGGCATCCTTGTAGAAATACACCACCATCACAGCATTGTAGTATTTCGTGACATCCACGAGATTGGTGGTATCAATCAGGTTCACCATGTCGTAGGAGAATATGACTGGATTGAAGATGCTCTGCTGTGTCGTTCGATCGCAGCCCATCATGGATTCGAAATACAACTTCGAATCGGTGGGCGATTTGTACAAACGCCACCCAACGTCATAAGCGCTGATGATGTCCTGGAACGCCTGATACAAGCTCTCAGGCTTGGTGGACCATTCGAAATCGTCAGGCCAAGGATCCGGAATGTTCTCCACCGGATATAGTGATGTGGTTCCTTGCGGTTGTACGAACGGAATGATGTCTCCGGACGAGATCTCGCCGTCGTAACAGATCGTGAAGAAATAAAGCTCGATCAGTTCTTTCGGTGTCCATCCGTACGTGTCCCACGTCGTGCTGATCAATCCTGTGATGGAGTTATGACGGGCAGCGATTCGTTTCTCGAGCAACGAGTTCAGGCAACGCCCCTTCACTGTCAGGACGTTGCCTTTCTCGATGTCGTCTTCTTCCTCTACCGATTCGATGATCATGAGACGTGTCGACTGCGTGATCCACAGTTTCGTATCCGGAACGAATCGGCGCTTGTTGTTTGGCGTCGCGATGGTGATTATCTGAAAATCCCCGAAGGACGCCCATCGTTCAGTCCACAAGAACGATATGTATTCATCCACGACATCGATCGGCCGGAGCAGCACATCTAGGATATAGATGTCCATTACAGACCTCCATACCTGACTTGATACTCCAAGATATACGGAATGGGTTCCGCAGAGGTGTAGACACGGAATTGATTGATTCCTTCGAACAGCTGAATCCAGCTCGATTGTGCGGATCGTCCGTACAAATATGAGCTGGATATTCCGGCTCGTGTCAGGGTGACGCCCTTGTTTCCCGTCAAAGAGCTGATCACCAACACGTCATCTGCAATCAGGGCGCCCGTGAAGTCGAGCTGGTAGATGTTGCCGCCCTCGTCGGTGTTGTAAATCGTGAAGTCGGACACAGGCCGATTCACGTTCAGCGTCAGCACCGTGCCGGATTCGACATTCCCGGGGTAGTCGATGGTCGTATTCGTCGTATCGGCCACCGTGTGACCCGACAACGTGACGATTCGAGGATCGACAAAATCGGGCTGATAGCACATGATGGAGATCTGTACTGTGGGACTCTGGTCGAACAACGGCGTGGGCATTTTTTCCACGATACCCACGATGTCGACGTACAAACCAGTGTCTTCGTAGAACCGCATTGTAATCTGCGACTTCGGCAGAAAGAACCTGTAGAGATTCTGCCGAAGCGTGGTGTACGTATCCGTCCCGAAATCCGGTTCAAGATCAAGTTTTATGACGATGTTTCTCGCGGAGCGTTTGGCCGATTGAAAAGTCTCGCCGTCGATTCCGGCATAACTCGAAGCCGAGAGGGCAGCATCTACGGGATCCAGACCATCGATATCCTCGATGACGTACGGTGCTTCTTCGTCGATCATCGGAAGCGTCAAGACGTTTCCTCGACGATTGGTGACGTCGATCTTGGTGAGCATCAGCTACCCTCCTTCTTTGTTTGCGACACGAGATTCTTGGACTGGCGATAGATTTCCGTCGTAGACAATGCCTTGGGCGAGTAGTTGTTCTGTGTGAAATTGGTCGTCGATCCACCAGATGTGTTCGATCCGTCGCCGGAGTCCATTGCGTCGCGGTTGCTTTCGAAACCGCTATTCGCGCTCTGGGCCGTACTGGTCGTCACAGTCAGCGGCGGAAGAGCCAGAATATCGCTCAACGACGCGGCCTTCTTTTGCACATCCGTCAAATCCAACACAGGAGAAATGGTCGGATTGAAGTCGATCAAATCACTGCCCAAGATATCGCTGACGTTCGACAATGTCTTCGTCATCCCGTCAAGCATGTTCTGCCCCATACCAACAGTCGCAGCAGTCGCACGGTGTCCATATCGATCGACACCCACTTCCACGCCTTCGACTACAGATCCCATGAGACGGATGAACTTCTTGGACGGAGAATTGACCTCGAAGAAACCCTTGACTGCGTTCCAGGCGTCTTGCGCGAGAGACAGGAGCTTCGCTCCGATTCGCCCACCAAATCGCGCCAAACCATTCACGGCGCCCTCGACAAGGGCAGACGCGAGGTTTGCTCCAGCATCGCCCATAGGACCACTGTTTCGACGAATGGAATCCGCGACTCCATTGACGAAATTGATCACCATCTTGGCGCCAGAATCGGCGATCTTTGGAAGGTTTCGACCAATGCCTTCCAAATATGCCATGATGATGGCCGTGCCGGCGTCAATAACCTTGCCCAAGCTATTGGCAATTCCTTGCAGGAAACCCGCAATGATGCTAACGCCCTTGGTGACCATGTCAGGAACTGCTTGGTCGAGCGCATCCAGAATATCTTCGATCAGCGTAACGACAGTCTTGATAATCTTTGGCACCACGCTGATGACAGCGTCCAACAGTGCATTCATCACAGCTGTCATAGCCTGAAGCATGGCGGGCCCGGAATTGGCGATCACTACAGCAAAGGCAACGAGACCCAGGCCGATCTGCGTCGCGATATAGGGAATGAGCGCCACCAATGCGACGACCATGCCGATAACGACCGCAACACCGGCTGCACCCACCGCCGCCAGCACAGATATGGCAGTAGCAAATGCCAGTACGCCAACGCCAGCCAATGCAGCACCGGCGCCCAGAAGGAGAACCGCAGCGCCAAGTCCCAGCAATGACGGAACCAGTGGCGTCAGGATCAAACCGGCCAAACCGATGATCACGAAAGCACCTGCCAAGGCAATGAATGCCTTGATGATGCTCCACAGATCCATTCCGCCCAGCGTCGTCAACACTGGAGTCAACAGAAGCAACGCAGCCGTAGCCACGAGAAGAGCCGCGGAACCGGCAAGCGTGCCGTCCATGACAATCAAGGCGCCTGCGATGATGATCAAAGAGCCAGCTAAGGTCACAAGACCCTTAGCGATTTGCTCCCAGGACATCCCGCCCATCTTGCTGAGGACATTCTGCAGAATTTCCAGCGATGCCGCTACAACGAGAATTGCCGCGGCGTTGAAAATCGAACCTTCCGGGATCAACGCCAATGCCAGGGTGATCGCAAGCAATGAGCCCGCCAAGACGGTCATTCCCCGAGCGATCTGGTCCCAATTCAATTCCGACATCGATTTGACAGCGTGCGCAATCAACTGCAATGAAGCAGAAACAATCGCCACACCAGCTGCCTTGAACACGGCGCCTTGGGGAAGAAGATTCATCGCTGCGGTAATCAAGCCGAGGCCTACAGCCACACCGGCCATACCGCGAGCGAGTTCTTCCCAGTTGAACTTCGTGAAGTCACCCACAGCAGCCGCAAGAATGCGCAGACCGGTGGCGAGAAGAATGATTCCTGTACCCTGGAGAATTCCACCCTTGTCTGCGTCCGCAAACTTGGTGAACAATGCCAAGGACACGAGAAGAACACCCACGCCAGCCAAACCCTTGGCGAGCGCTTCCCAATCCATACCACTCAAAGCCTGGACTGATTCGACGAGGATTCGAACACCGACAGCCAGCAGAATCATCGCAGCACCGCTACGAATCATCCCGGGAGCGGCGTCACTCATGAGCTTGCTGACCAAGATCAACTCGCCTAGAAGAACACCCACCGCAGTCAAACCCTTGACGAGGCCTGAGAGAGGAATCTTTGCCAGAGCCGAGACCGACAGGGCGAACACGCCAATAGCAGCGCCAAGAAGGATCAAACCTCCAGCAAGCACTCCTATTTTGACCGCGGAGCTCAAAGTCGTGATCTTGTCGAACAACTTGAACGCCGCACCCAGTTGAATGAACAGTGTAGCGATTGCCGCGGTACCTCGAGCAAGACCAGCCGTGTCAATCTTTGACAGACCGATCAGAGCGAGAGTTAGAACACCGACAGCCAGTGCGATTCCCAGGAGTGCCGCAGCATTCAACGAATTCTGCATGCCCTTGAGAGCACCGGTCAGACTTTCGACGGCTTCGGAGATGTTCTTGAACAGTCCACCGCCGTCTTTCAGGTAATTGCCGATGTTCTTGATGAACTTCCGCAGTGACAGAACAAGTGTGGCGAACAAGCCCGTTCCGACAGCACTGGTGATGGCACTGAAGTCAAGACCGCCCTTGAAGACGCCAGAAATTGCCGATCCAACGTTCTTGGCCCAGGTTATGAATTGATCGGTCGTCTTCGCGATCCACCCAGAAACTCGACCGAAGATTCCCTCGAGATTGTGCCAAACATCAGCAATGCTCTGACCGATCTTCTGAAGAGGCGTGAGAGCTTCAGACATCTTGCTAACAGCGCCGCCCACTGCTCCGGCGCCCTGATCGGCATTCTTGAACAGCTCGCCGATGACTTTGCTGAGTGCCTTGAACAACGCGATCGGTACAGCAAGAATCTTCTCGAATGCACCGAAGATTCTGGCGAATGCATTGCCTTGCTGAATTGCTTGACGCAGCGAAACCAGGAAGTCACCGACACGAGCGGTGAAGTTCAGGAATCCACCGGAACCAGCAGTGAGCTGGCCGATGAGATCACCGATGAACTTGGCGCCGGCCTTGATCAGATCCCAGCCGATACCCAAGATCGCAAAGAATCCGGCAAAAGTCCTCCGGAGGTTATTTGCTGTATCGGCTCCTATTTTGAGTTTCGCCATGAAGTCTCGGAACGCAGTCGATAGCGCCACGAGATCCTTGGCTGTCGTTGCCGGGAAGATCTCCCGGAAGGCATCCTTGATCGGCTTCAATACCGCCTGCAACGCATTGAAGCCGTTGACGATACCGTCAATAACAGCTTGGCGTCCGCCGAGGTCTTTCCAGCCCTGGAGCAGCCCGTTGAAAGCGGTGAACGAGTTCTGGATCATTCCGCCCAGAACGTTGTTGACGTCTGTGAATAGACTCTTGGCCTCGTCGAAGTTACCAAAGACGATCTGCCAAGCTTGAGCCCATCCAGACCCAACCGCTTCCCGCAGGGTGTCCATCAACTGCGACATGGTTTTGACCTTGGTGGCAGCATCCACCGCAGTCTTGGCCATCTCCTGGATTCCCTTGATTTGCTCTTCGGTATAACCCATCGACTTGAGTTGATCATCAGTCAACTCGCCGGTGAATTTACTGAGCGTCTCGGTCAAGATTTGACCGGTAAGCCAGCCCTTCTGAAGGCTGTTGCGGAAAGAGCCTTCCTTCTTGATGATGGAGTCAACCGCGACCCCATGCACTCGGGCGGTCTGAAGCAAGGCATCCTGGAATACCTTACCGCCCATCCCCGCGTTGACGACACTGTTCCAGTCTTCCAGCGTGACCTTACCGGCAGCAAGGGCTTGCGAAAGTTGATACATTGCCGTAGATGCTTGCTGAGCGTTGGAACCTGAGATTGCCGCCAGGTTCGCAATGCCCTTAATTGCCTGTGTGGCTGTGTCCAGACTGACGCCGGCAGCCGTGAAGGTGCCGATGTTCTGCGTCATTTGCTGGAAATTGTAAATCGTCTGATCCGAGTAATGGTTCAGATTGTTCAGAGCGTCGTTGACTTTCGCAAGACCGTCGGCGCCCTTGAGGCCCGTATTGGCGAGAATCGTCTGGATAGAACCCAGTTGATCCTCGTACTCTCCGAAACCCTCCATGATCGGATCGATGGAGAGCGATTTCACTAAGCTGAGTCCGGCATCGACGGCTTTGTTGATGATGTTCGACAGCGCCGTGATAGCAGCAACCTGCAGCGCACTGAACTTTGCGGTCAGTGATCCGACCATGCCCTGTGCATTGCTGGTGTCGAACTTGTTCAGACTGTTGCTGACCTCACTGAGACCTTGGGAGGCTCCATCCAACTTCAATGCTTTGTTGAGCGCCTGAAGCTGTGACATGGTCGAGCTAACACCATTACCGAATGCCGCATTGTCAAAAGTCATACGAACAATGCGTTCTTCGATGTTACTCATGCAGAGGTCACCGCCTTCCATACTGTCTCTGCGATCTGATCAAATATGGGTCTCATTGCGGGGTTGATGTAGTCTCGCCCCTGAATATAACCGCCAGTTCCCGTTCCGTGGCCGTATTGAATCATCAACGCCACTGGGAAGCCATTCTCAACGTCCGAGTTCGTCCAGCCGATCATGACTGAACCCTTGGACTGTACGATTGTGTAGCCCCACGAATTACCTGCTAGACCAGTATCCGCGGGAGTTGCTGCCGTCAAAGCAGCGACGCCTTTTTGTGCTTGCGCTTCACAGATCTGACCGATTTTCAAGTTTTTCATGGCAGCAAGAGCCTTCAAGGTCTTGCTGAAATCACCCTGCGATGAAAAGGAGAACATCTGCCCTCCTTAGTCACTCAGGCGCGTGATCGTGAAGTCGCATCGGTTGTCAGACGTTCCGTCGGCGATGTCCGTAGCTCCTCCTGATGGAGCCTGGTAAGCCGCGCCAACAGATTCTCCTGCAGCGAAGCGAACCCGAACCGTTGCCTGATTGTTGCTGTGCGTCGAGACGTTACACAAAAGACGACCGCCAGTCAGTGTGGCGTCTGAGACCATCTTCGTGATGACAAGCGACCCAATGGAAGCGTTCGAACACAGGAAGTTGCACGTGACCAAGTATTCGCCGTCTTTATTAACGATAATGCGCCGAGCGGTAGGCAATCCCGTACCCGGGATGCTAAACCACTCGTTGTCCGGGTTGTAGAAGTCCACGGTGCTATCTACAGCAGCCCAGGGAATCACGGTATAGAAAGATCCCGCCGAATATGATCCGGTGCCGTTGTTTGTGACGCGAATTTTGGGAGTGCGCTTGTGCGCGTTCAAACCGATACCAATCCACGTATTGGTACCCGTCTTGATCAGACGAACACCACCGTAATTCGGATATCCGTTTGTCGTACCACTGACAGTAACGCCACTGCCCGGGACGATTTTCACACCACCGGCGCCTATGGCGATCACTTCGATTTTGGCACCGATCGGAAATGCGACACTTCCGGTTCCAGAATTCGGGGGAACCGTGATCTGAACCTGGGCAGTCAACGACGAATGGTTGACAAACACCATGCCGTTCTGATCCGTCAGAGCCAACGTTGCCGCGGCGGTGACTGTTCGGGGCGACAGAAGAAGAGCAGCAGTTTGCAACTGTGCCAACTGAACCAGATCATCAGACGCAGCCGCGGCAGCAGCCTTCGCAGTGCCTGTTCCCGTGCGAATGACAAATTTATCGGCCGTCGCAGCCGTGTCTCCGTTGTAAGTCGTGATGTAGTTAGTACCATCAACACCATTCAGCAACGACGAATCATCCGCCTTGCCGTGTAGCGGGAGAAACTCACCTTCGAACAGAATCGGAAGATCGGTCCAGTGCGTAACACCATTACCAATCTTGATCGTGTTTGTATCCGTGGACAAACCGATCTCACCATCGGCCAAGACATAATCCGACGTAGTCCACTCAGCTTCGGTGCCCCTTCGCTGAAGCATCCGCGTGCCGTCTGCCATTACAGAGCACCTCCATCAATGGTAGAGGCGACTGTTGTGGTAGTGTCGCCCGCGTCATAAGTCACGAAGACTGGCGTGTACGGCGAGCCTGCGTCATACACGGAGTCGAGATACGAATCGAACAGGAAGAACAACTCCCCCGGGGTCGGCAACGACGGGGCTGTCGTATCGGTGCCGTAGAGGAGATCCTCCAGGCTCGCCAAAAGTGGCGGCGGGATATCTCGAGAATCGACGATGTAGTGAGCCGCCGGACGAAAACCTTCCACTGCCACAGCACGGGACGTCACCTTCCAACTGAACGAAATCGGGTCGTTCTGATCTTTCAGTGTTTTGTATCCGCGATCAGACGGTTCAGCGAGAAGGTTATACAGGATGTGGAGCTTGTATGCTCGCTCCAACCCAGAAACCTCGTTGCCCACCTTCGATCGGAAGACCATACTGAAAGACTTCCGACGTTGCTGCGTTATCCGCAGTCCGTTTTCAGTCCTGTAGGTTCCGTCGCAACGTTCAAATTCCGTGGGATACGTGAACGCTTCGAGGGTGCCTTCAAGTTCTTCGGGAGATGAACGGTTGCTGATCTTGATTCCGTCGAGATACCTCGGCGAGGACTCTCCGCCGGTATGAGTTTGGTTGAAATTCACCAAACCGATCCAGGCGACCCCAGGACTTCCGTCCAGAAACAATACCCCACGGTCAATTCCCGCTTCATAGTATCGTTCCCCAGTCAGAGCCCAGTCCAATCTCGTCATCGCACCTCCCTACCCTCTGGTCCCGTGTTGCTGCAGACGACTTCTGTTCAGTGCCCGACGTTCTTGTGCCGTCATCTTCTTCGGCGGGGTGTTCTTGAGATTGACGACTCTGATCAGCGTAATCAATCTGTTCAGATGCCACTTCTCAAACTCGACAGGGATGCTCAACGAAATCATCCAGTAGTAGATCAACTCTGTCGTGATCAGTTCCCCAGTGCTTGAGGAATTTGGATCGTTCCGAAGATGTGTGGCTGTCATTTCATCGCTCACGTAATCCTTGATCTCATCCAAATGATGTTGAATGAGTTTCAGGAAAACCTCCGGAGGCATTTCATCGTTCTGAATCATGCATTGGACGTAGGAGATCGTCTGATTGAGAGTCTTGTCCTTCTTGCCAAGGAAAGCTTCCTTCCACAACGACTCCCATTTTGACGCGGAGACCAAGGAATGCTCGAGCTTGACTCTGTAGGACTTGACGACGAATTTGTTCGTGTTTTCGTCGAATGATTCCTCAGTCTCGACGTCAATCTCGAGCATTCCTCAGCTCCTTTCGATCAGGAGAAGATGATCCCCCACTGAGTCTGCTGCTCGGCCGAGAACTTGTAGCCGATCGCGGGCTTCGCCTTCACGAGCTTGTCCGAAGTGATCGGTCCGAAGTCGCCAGCGGGCACGAGCACACCATCGATGTAGTACAGAACGCCGGTCGTGCTCGGGATCGTGATGAGATCCGTCGACGAGCTGTACGTCGGGGCGGCCGGAGTGGCTGTGGTCAGCGTCGAGGCCATGATCGTGATGACCGCTGCCGGGGACGGCAGCGTCGGGTCGTCCGAGACCGTTCCGTACAAATAGCCCTCGAGTGTGGCCAGCTTGGTCGGATCCGCCTTGGTGCTGTCGATGGTCATCTGCGACGTCGGCGCGTAGTCCACACCCAGCACGGTACCGACAGCAACCGGAGTGGTCGAGACATCCCACGAGAAGCCGATGGGTTCCGGGGAGTCGTTGACCGTGGCGTACGCCTTCTCGGAGGGCGCCGCGAGAGCATTCCAGATCAAGTGGAGCTTGTAGCCGTACGAGTTGCCCTCGGTGTCGTTTCCCTTCAGCGACTTGAAGCAGAAACCGAACGGCTTTCGACGCTGCTGCCCCACAGTGACGCCGGCAACCGGCGACGCCGTTCCGTCATTCTGCTCGAACTCGATCGGGTACGTGAAGGCCTCGATCGTGCCACCGAAGGTTTCGGCCGCGATCATGTTCAGGTAGACGATGTTGTCCGCGTACTGCTTGGTGGAGTCGGCGCCGGCCGGCTTCTCCGTAACCGTGGTGAGACCATTCCAGCACACGCCGTCCGTGTATGCTCCGGTCTCGTCGATCTGGTACAGCACACCCTGCGACACGCCGGTCTCGTACGTGTGCTGACCGCTGTCGTCCCACGAGAGCTTAGTCATGCGTGGTACATCCTCTCAAAAATAGATGTTGAACACGTCGTGGTTCAAGTCGTCAGCGGCGAAGAACCGTTCATGCGTGCACATTGGGAGTGCCGCGAGTGCATCGAACGCTGGATCATCCGGAGTTCGGCTGATGTAAGTCAGCTGATATTGTTTGGTGATACACCACGGAATATTATCCGCATATTCAGCATACGCCCGAGCGCGCTCGTAGACGATTGCGGGGTATGCCATCTGCACATTCTCGGGAGGTTGGAAGTACACATTGGTGTTTCCCATGATGGTTTCCAGCTTAGACTGCAGCTGTTCCCGTGGGGCCATTGTATTTACCTCCCAACCTCAGAAGGAGGCGAGGGCTCTGAGTTTCGACATTGTCGACCTTCCAGAGCACCGCGCCCCATTCCACGTACCGAATGGCAGAGAAATTCTCGTTGGCGTACGAATCAGACACGATGGAAATGACGTTGGACACAGACAAGTCTGGATTGACCTTCTGTGTGTTCTCCGTCATTCGGGAGTTATGCAGTACGTCGCCGTAGTACTCGCGGTGCTGAACGACTTCGGCATGAACGCCGGCTCCCTGGTCCTGTGTTTGACCGAATCCGACCTTCCCGAAGAACCGTGCCATTCGGAACCTCCATTACGACTTGGTGAAGGTCCAGTCGGCGTCGGTGTTGTGCGGGAAGTAGTAGCCAGTGTTCGGGACGGCCATGATCGCCTGCGACTGCCCGGTCGTCAGTGCGGTCTGGGCACCCGCGGCCAGCGTGGTCCCCGCGGCGCCGAGCGGACCGGCGACCTGGGTCTTGTAGGTGACACCGGTGACGGTCGGGATGGTGATGACACCGGTGCTGTCATTGAAGGTCGGGACGGTAGGAATCGCCTGGGTGCCGGAGCCGCGAGTGACAACCTGCGCGGTCTTGGCCTTGGTCAGGGCGCCGGACATGCGGCCCTCGATGAGGTATTTGTACTGGTTGTAGTCGATGTCGAAGTCGTCGAACGTGGTGATCTCGCCACCGCGGGTCGAACCGACCGAGTAGTCACCGAGGTTGACGATGACCATCTGGATCTCGGCGCCGTCGCGGGAAGCGTTCTCCATGACCGGAACCTCGACGATGTCCTGCACCGCCAACGCGCTGGCCAGCTCCTGCTTGGTCCTGTAGATCCGCTCCCCGATGCTGTTCCGATCGAGCAGCATGTCCATCATGACCGCTGTGGTCATGTAGGCCGTCGGGCCGGTGCCCTTGTAGTACTGGCGAGCGCGGAGGACAGAGTCCACCATGTCCTGACCGCTGACGTTCGCGGGAACGTTGATGACGTCCGTGTAGAACGTATCGTCGAACGCGATCGGGCGAACGGCGGTCTCGTCGATCTTGTCGTCGTCGTCCACCTCCCGACCGTCGCCGATGAGGATGGCCCGGGCGATCTCCTCGCGGAGCATGAACCGCATCTCGGACCAGATCCACGCGACGACATCGAAGTCGGTGATGTCGACGATGTCGTCGCGGTCGAGCTTCTGCTTCTTGTAGATGGTCTTCGGAGTGGTCGTTCGCGACGTGATCGCGAAGAACTGCTCCTTCTTCATCCGGGTCTTGATGTAGCCCTTGGCGCGGGCCTCGTCCTGCGTCAGGTCGGCGTGCATGGACTTGATACGTGAGAACGGCAGCTTGTTGGTGGCACCGATGACGGTGTCCACCCATTCCATGCGCCGAGTGATCCACTCGGGCTTGTTGTCGACCGTCTGCGCGTCCGGGAACAGCACCTCGATGTTGGTGATGCCGTACTCGCCCGCGTGCGCGAGAACCGCGTCCTTGAACGTGCCGCCGCGCTTGAGGTCAGCGAAGACACTGTGCTTCAGGTTGTCGAGCTGCTCGCCCGTCAGGCTGTGACGGAGAGTTCCGCCATTCTGGACGCCGCCCCCGGCGTTCTGCTGGTTCTGCTCGAAGACGTTGCGCGTCATCTTCCCGTCCTTGTCACTGTGCTCGACGACCGAATCCTTGTCCTCGGTCTTCTCGTCCTTTGCGTCCTTTGCGTCCTCGTCGGACTTCTTGCCGTCGTCCTCCGTCGCGGCGTGCTTGTCGTCGGCGGAGTGCTTCGCGGTCTGATCCTGGAGAGCCTGTGCGACCATGAATTCGACCAACTGTTGCTGCTGGTCGTTCAGGGAGTCGAAGACCTCCTGGTATGTCGGACCGCCGCTGGCGTGTTCCAGCTTGATCTCGATGGGAACGCCGGAATGGATGATGGCTTCGTCGTCGAGTTCCTCGATGCCGCCATCGCTGTGCGCGATGCGAACGTGATCGATCTTGGCGCCGGAATTGGCGCCCTTCATGACCACGCTGACCTCAATCAGCTGGCCGTGAAGAACCATGTTATTCTTCTCGACGAGCTGGTTCGCGTAGATGGACAGCGAATCGACATCCTTGTGCAGCAGCAGAGCCTTGGTGGCCTGCCCCGCCGGCGTGTCGTTCAAGAAGCCGGATGCGTACGTTCCGTCATCCCGATGCTTCAGCACGGCGTGCCCCAGGACGTTCTCTGGACTGTTGTGCTGATGCTGCCATACCAGAGGAATCTGCTGGCCGTCCATGTGCTGGAAAGCCGCGGGCGTGATGGTTCGCCCGTCCGTGCATCGGATACCGAACTTCGTGGCGTATCCACTGAAATCGGGTTCCACCAAGGTCGAAGTCATTTACGGTCTCCTTTCATGCTCGTTGTAGAGCGATCACGCTCAGGGCTGTTGATCCTGCACTCGAGTGGCGATGGCCAAACGAGGTTGCCGTGGCGGAACCGGTGGCAAAGCGGGCGCCGGCGACGGGCCCTGCCCCAATTCAGATTGCGGCATGTTGCTATTACGGAGTTGATCGGCTTTCTTGTCCTTGACCGGAGCGTAACCGACAATACCGCGGAATTCGTTCGACGACAGAATCTCGTTCCGTGTGAACTTGTCCGCGATCTCCGCCAATTGCTCTACTGGAACCAGGGCGAAGTAGTCAACGAAGTACATGATCGTCTGGCCTTGCGATCGGGCCGTCTTCGTCAAAAAAGTTCGGTTCATGGCTTCGACAATGGCGTCGCCAATGACGGTGACAGTGCGGTTCTGATAGTTCCGCATGACCATTTCCGTCGCTGTGCCATCCATGACTTCTTTGGTGATACCGAGTTGTGAGTACAACAACTGAGTCAAATATTCCACTTGAGTCATCAGGTTGTTCTCGGATGCTCGATTCAGTTGAACGACCTTCTCAGTTCCGTCAGTGTAAGCAATGCCGTACTGACTTCCTTTGAGTTGAAATTCAATATCCTTGCGCCGCTGCTCAGCTTGTTGCCGACGAGCTTCGGATTTGATGGTGTACGGAAGCTGGATGATCAAATCCAACTTCCCCGAACTCGACTGCTCGTCCACCACATCCAGAAGCGCGAGCTTCCGAATCAGTCGTTGCAAAGTCGAATTCGGCTCATTCATGACCGTGTACAACGGATTCTCGACGATCGCTGCGTAACGCTTCGAGACCGTGACTTCTTCCTTCATACCCGTCTTCTCGTTGTAGACAAGTACCCGAACATGTTCGGGCCCCCATCGCACAACTTCACCGACGCGCATCGTCAGGATATCCCATGCGCTCGTCATATCGGGATTCAGCGTAGTGTCGACCGGCACGATTGCTGCGACGCCTCGGTCAAAGAGTGTCATCACAAGATCTTGTCGAAACGCCTTCGCTGCTTGATCGATGTTAGCTTCCAACGTCAAGCACGAATTCAGACCGCTTTTGATAATGGAATCGAAACGATCCTGATCGTCAAGTCTGACATGTTTCATCTTCAGCTTGGAGACGTCGATCGCGATACGAGTGAGAACGGACGACAGAATCGTCTTCTCATTCGAGTACCTGAGACGGGTCCTATCCGGCCGAACGCCGTAGGAGGCCATCGAATCGAACGGTTGGGGCTTGTCCAGGTTGAAAAAGACATTCCAGGCATGTGCCAGCCGGTCCCTAATGGTCATGTATACCTCCTCCCGTCACTCGAACGCCTCCTTGTTGAGTTTCCATGCGACGTAACCGTCCATCAGGGCAGCCACGTTGTCGATCTTTTCTTCAGTACGCTTCTTGAACAGCTTGCGATTGCCGTTGGTGTCTTCGAGTGTGATCGCATTGCCCATCGTGAACGACATCAAGCCCTCGTCAAAGATAAGCATTCGTTCTTCACTGAGCTTCTTCAGTTCGCCGAGTGGAACTGACTCCGTTCGAGCTCCCTGAATGACTTTCTCGATCCCATACGGCCCGTTCTCTTGCTCCCACCGAGTCATAAACTCTTTCGCGTTATACGGGTCGTACCCAATTGCACGAACATCGTATCGCATCGTGAGAACGTGATTTTCCAGATCGTCGTAGACTTCCATCATGTCGAGAATGTTTCCCTCGAGCACGTGGAGACTTCCTTCTCGCCGAAATTCTTCGTACTTGAAACGAAGTGCACCTGGAAGCTGTCGCAACGTCAATGCCGAAATGTAACTACGCGTTTTGATTCCAAACTGACCCCGAGACAACGGGAATAAGAAAGTGAACGCACAGAAGTCGTCACCTTGTGACAAGTCGGCGCCCATAGAACAAGGCATATCCCAGAAATCGTGTCGAGTATGCGGAATGGTTTCTTCGTACGTGAAGAAGTACGTATACCCTTCCATGGGAATGCCGAACCGCTTCGCCAAGATGTCGTTCCGAGCCGCAGGTGCCTTCTCGGCACGTTCAACGTCTAGTTGATACGTCTCGTATGACACTGTACGACCAATATTGGGCTGAGCCTTGACCCACATGTCGGGATTGGCGACTTCCGTCAATTCATCCAACTTGTAGTGCCAAATGGAAATGTGCGGCGCCGAGTATTCGCCTTTCAGAATCTCCTGCAACTCCAACTTGATCGTGTCACCCGAACCATTACGGACAGTCCCCTCAGAACTGATAGCAATGATCAGATAATCCTCAAGCTTTGATGCTCCTTGCTCAAGGGCGCCGATCACATCCTCGCGCAGATCACCAGACAACCACTCGTCGATCGTCGACACTTTGGGCCTGAGGCCTTGGAGTTTAGCGATCGACATGGGGCGGATCTCAAGTATGCTGCCCGTAAGGAAGTTTTCGATGCCCTTCTTCGTCGCAGCTAACTTTTGCCGCAACATTCTGTTGCCAGTGGTATTTTGCATTGATCCACTGGTCAAAAATTTGAACAAAGGACCTTTTGCGCGAGTAATGGCAGTCCGGAATGGCGCCATCACTTCTTCAGCCTGCTTCATTGTTGGTGCGGTCGTGATTTGGTGCGTTGTTGTGGTATCCACGTTCAGGAAGAACGCTTGAAAGCATTGCGCGTACATGGATTTCGCAGCGCCACGAGCAACAATCAAATACTGCTTCGTGATCAACCGTTTTTTGATCGTCCTGGTTACGTAGTGACCGCTAGACCCATCGGCGCCGGGCTCCCACACTGATCGATCGACGTAGTAATACCAACCCAACACCTGCTCAGCCCACAATTTGAATGTCGGCAGCAAATGCAGATCGGTTCCGTCTGTGAGAGTGAGCTCTGCCTCGCAGTACAAGATGAAACCGTTGACGGCGTCCGAGTCATACCAAAAGTTGGGGTTCTCAATGAGGTCGTCGATACGGTTCATCTCCGCAGAGATCTCTCGGTTCACAGGAATTTCGCCCCGGAGGACTTGCTCCCGAAACAAACCGTAGTAGTACGGTGTTGCCGTATTCGACAACGACATCGTTCACCCCCTACATGTCAGTGATGTCGAACGCGATCTTTTTGTCACCCCATGCCACCAGAATTCGATTGAACCAGAGACTGGTGGGAAGGCCTTTCACGGGTGTTTGCCCATTGACGTCCGGCCAGACGTTCGGCGGGACCGACATCGATGCTGCAGACCCGGCCGGACCGATGGTGGCGTGCGGGAGATAGTCCGGAAACCCACCCGCATCCCACTTCTGGACCAACTTCCGAGCCATCAGAAGTTGCGGTGTCGGATAGAACATCAGTACGTCGACTGGATCATTTCCGGTGTCACCACCTCCCAGCTCCTGCACGCCAGTCACATTCAGCGAGAACGATCGTGTGATACGAGCCGCCGAAATGGCGTCCTTGGCCAACTCGTTGAACTGAGTGTCAGCCATATTGTCGACGGGACCGCCCCACACCAACGTCATATGCGGCAAATCCTGCTTGCACCACGAACCATCGGACGGCAGATACGCGATCATGAGATCAGTGCTCATGCGGCACCGCCAGTCGCGACCTTCTTGGCGATGGTGGTCGCAACCTTCTTGCCGATAGCCACCTGAACCTCACGCTTGCCGACTTCCAGCAATGTGGATGTGATCCATCGCTGGACAGGAGGCCGTTCGTTCACAGCCAACCGCTTGAACTGCTGTTCCAGATTCATACGGTTGATCGCGAGCTGGAGTTCCGCGTTGGTCAGCGACCGGGCCTTGCCCTTTTTCGCCTTCGCACGAACATCCAGCGACTTCTGAGCGTCGCTCGAGGCAGGAACTTTCTGCTTCCTGCGCACGCCCCACTTCATCCCCTTCACACCAAAGTGCGCAAGGAATGTTTCGGAATAGGACACGTCCACCTCCTCTCACTTCGACGTGATCCATCCACCAACAGTGGCTCCGTTCAGTTTTCCTGGACCCCAACTGCTGCCGTTCCACACCTTGGGAGAATGCTCAGTCCAACTTGCACCATCCCAGACCTTGGGCTTACCACTCCGACCAAGAGCAAAACTGAAACCAGGAGGATCCGCGGATACATCCCAGTTCCCTGAACGAACAGTTTCAACACCGCCCCCAGCGATGTCATGGAACGGCGATCCGATGCCGTCCGCTTGCGGCCAATGAGCAAAGAACGCCGGCGATGCCGCCATAAGATCAGCGGAGCTTCGGAGGAACAGCGCTTCAATCGCAGAGTCCGTCATCTCGGTCAAGTACACCGCGAGACATGCGATGTTTCCGCGAAACTGCGTGCCGAATTCATCGCCGATACAAATTCGATTGATGGTCGGAGCAGCCGCTTGAGTACTCAGTGCGTCGAGGTGGGTCCACGTCAACGCCCCGGACGAATTGTAGACGGCCCAATGAGCTCGAGGAGCTTCCGTCACAGAATTTTTGGAACTGACGAACCAATACCAGTTCTGCGGATTCCCAAACGAAGGAATATTAGTGTCAGCCTGTTCGACCGGAAGCCACATGTCACCATCGCAGTACAAACCACGCTGGCTGAAGTCGGAAGGATTGTATGCCTTCCACATCATAGACGAACCACCGAAAAGATTCGGCATGAATAACGTTGCCGTGGTGTAGGCGCCGCTTCCGAGTCCTCCGGCAGAGGGAGCGGTGATCGTCAGATGGCATGTCTCCGACTGCGCGCCATACAAACTCACGAACTAGTGTCAATCCAGACGTCGCCTGTCGTGGGCGACGACGGGGCCGAACTAGAGACGGTGATCTTCGGTCCTGTGTAACTGATTCCGGCCGGACCTTGGGCGCCGGTAGATCCCGTGTCGCCCTTGGGGCCTTGTGCCCCCGTTGCACCAGTGGCGCCAGTAGCACCCGTCGGTCCTGTGGGGCCGGTAGCTCCTGCAGGACCTTGAGGTCCAGTTGGGCCAGCCGGACCCTGAGGACCAGGCACACCTTCGATGACTGCGGCCGCAATCATCTGAGCGACGGTGTAGTGATTCTCGAAGTAAGGCAGTCCCGCCCAGGCTGTGACACCGTCACCGAACTTGAACTGCTGGGTGTCGGTCACGAAACCGATTTCTCCAGAACGGAGAACCGGATTCGCCAAGACCCATTCGGAGGCAGAACCCCGACGAAGCTGAAACACGAAATTCCTCATCAAGGCCTGCCTCCGTCCAGAACTTCGGTGTCAGGATTGGGGTTAGGATCGGTCCATGCTACGCCTTCTCGCTGAACGTTGATCCGCCACTCGAGCTCCTTGATCTGCGAGGCAATCGAATCGATCAGATAGCCCAAGGTCGGCGGGTCGAAGAGCATTCGAACGCGAAGGTAGATGTAGTTCTTGACGTTGTTCAGTCGAGGGTCGCTCCCAAGGAAGTCGGACCACACAGCAGTGTTGTCGGTGATCATGAAACCACCGTCAGGCCCGATGCCCAACTGATTCAACGTGCTGAAGACACCGTTGATGTACATGATGATGTCTTGATCGAACGCGGTGTAATCCGGCGCGATGTTCAAGACCTTCTTCGTGTCGTTCAGTATGCTGCTGGTCATTGTTCACCTCCCCTGAGAGCTACCATTTTGACTGGAAACGTCAGACCTGCGGATCGCCCGTCGGGTTGGCCAACGTGGCCACGTCGACGCCGAGCACACGCAGGTCGTCGAAGTCCTGGACGACCGTCGGATCGCCGCCCTTCTCGCCGATCCACCACTGCAGACCCTCCAGCTCGGTCGGGTCCATGACGTGACGGCGCAGAATACCGTCGCCGACCCAGACGTCGGGGCCGCCCTTGTGCTGGGCGAGGATCAGATTCTTCACGTTGCCGTCCTCCATCTTGTGAGCGCCAGTGAAGGTGTCGTAGGCCATCTGAGCCTCGGCCAACACCTTCGGGTAGATCGCGTCCATGTATGGACCGAAACACGCCGTGCTGTACCAGTGGTGATGGGGCACCAAGGTCTTGCTCGATGGGCGTGTTCCGATGATGTGAGTGAACAGCCAACCGGCGAGACGAGCCGCTGACTTCCACGTGATGTCCGAGACCGGCCAATACGGAGCACCACCCGAATTGCACATCTCGATGGAGATGGACGTTTCGTTACCGGTTGTGTTGCCACAGGCCCAAGCGTACTCGTCGACCTTGACGTACTGTGCGACTCGACCAGAGCCATCGACATCGAAGTGAGCCGAAGCTTCCCGAGTCTTCCAGGCGTTGAGGATGTCCTCGTGGCTCAGCATACCGGCGTTGTGATGGAGCGTCACCATCGTCTTCTTGTAAGACTGGTGGTTGACATGACCGGTGGCGCTGAGTCCGGCGATCAGATCCTTGACCGGCTGGTCGTAGGAGATCGTCGTCATGTCACTCCTTGTTGAGGCGCGACAGCACCTCGTCGACGGCCGGCTTGCTGAAACCGGCGGCGGTCAGACGCTGGGCGAGACCCCTCGATTCGCCCCACTCGCCGTCCTGCACCTGCTTCAGCAGCCCGACCGCCGTGAGCTTGTAGGCGGAAGGCGCACCGGCGGCGATCCTGGCGTTGACGCCGGAAATGACAGCCGAAGCGTCGTGCCCCTCGTCGATCAGACGCTGCCGGGCCGCGTGGTGGTCTCCGTAGCGACCGCCGAGAACCTCGTCGACGAGAAACTCCACGGACTTGTCGCCGGAGGTCTCGGATTCGGTGACCGACTGCTCCTGCATCGGCGCCTCGTCGGTGATCGGGTCGGTGTTGTCGCTCGAAGCCTTGCTAGTGGCCTTGCTGGTCGGCATGATGTCTCCCTTACCATAGTTTTGTGTCGCCGGGTGCTCGAGGACGAATTGGTTGAGCTAGTTGTTTCGCGTCCCCGTAATGAATTGCATTGTGCGTGATGTGCGTCGTACAGATCAGGTTATCGAGGTCGAGCGCCATGCGTGTCCCGTACTCAATATCCTTTTGCGTCAGTGGATTCATGTGATGTACGATCAAACGAGAATGAATCTCTCGATCGGGAATGGCAAGATCGCATGCACCGTCTCTAGCGATGGCGTTCCGCCGCGCCGTTTTCCATGCGCGAGACATATAGAACTGTTGATTCACGTATCGATTGAACCCAAACGTTTCACATCCCACAGTTCCTTCAATAGCAAGGTATTCGAACCTCTCTTCGAAAGTGGGAAGCAAAATCAGTTCGGAATACGATCGATCACGCGTATTCATCGAACTCGCCTTCGACTTCTGCCGGTGCATTACCACTATAGCGTTGCATGGCAGCCAATGCGTCCTGAATAAGCTCTGCAGTCCGCATCTCGGACTCCATTGCCTCTCGTTTCGTCTGAAGAAGGGCGACTTCGTTCTCCAAACGTTTCTGTTCAAGCTTTTCGCGCGAAGATCCGAGCTTAAGGTAATGTGTAATCACCTGTGCGGACGCTTCTCCATTGCGCAACTGTTGCTCCGCGAGGTCAACCGCGGCTTCGATAAGCTGATTCTCTCGCTCAGCGGGCGAAGTTGCGGGCGCCCTAAAAGTTCGTGAGACTTCAGATGAAGCTTTGCGTCGACTTGCCACAGTTTTGACCTCCTTCCAAAGACCTCCGGGGCAGAAACATCCCCGGAAAAGTCCCTCCGGAGCTATTTTTGGG